GTTACTACGACTGGGCAGTTACAAGCCCATTACCTTTAGGTGATGGGTAGTTGACAAAGACGGAAAAGAAAACAGTTGTATGTTATATATCTTGCATCCAGACATTGCAAACGACCCATTCTTAAAAGAAAAGTTGTCTGAATGCGTGGATTATATTAGAGATAACTATGACATGGAAATATTTACTAAGCTTTAAGGGAGGATTGTTATGAGAATTGAAGATTTGAAAAGTTGGACAGTATATCAGTTAAAAGAAGAAATCGTTCGGTTGGCTGATGAGAGAGAAGCGAAGCAACATGAGATTTTAGACAAGGATAATAAAATCAACGAACTTCAGGCTGAACTGGATAAAATGTGCGCTTATAACGATGATTTGAAAAAGCAGATAAGTGAAAAAGCAGATGTGCCGATTCTGGATGAACTTGCAAAAATCGCAAAATATCACAGGCAGCACCAGTCCGATTGCATCACGATTAATCAGCTTCAGACTATGTTGGACGTACTTGTTGACCGATATGCAAATCTGAGAAAGATTCATGGGGTGAGTTGATGTTATGGATAATCAAATTACTGTTAGCCGATTATTAAATATACTTGATAAACTTTCAATGGATGGATTTGGAGATATGCCTATATTTTTAGGTGAGAAATATCCATTGCTGGAAGATTCTATAACTATTTCACAATATGAAAACAAGTTTCGGATTAGAAATAGATATTATGATGAAAAAATGACAGAAGCAATTAGAAAAGCAGTTTATGGTCTGGACTCTGTATGTAGAACATATATAACAGACTGCTACGCAGCAGGCCAAAAGATAGGAGAATAAGCAAATATGCTTTTAGTTTATTCAGGCTCGGACATTGATTTTCTTGACACCACATACAATATCGAGGGAGAATGCCACCGAATGAACATCCCGACTAGGTTCTATCCAGACAGACGCTTGCTTCTGGCAGGGAATACGACCGTAATATACAACAAAACGGGAAATCTTTCTAAAACATGGAAAGCAGATTACATCGGGGACAATTATTTGACAATTTTGACATTGATCAGAAAGGACAACGGTAAATGAGTATTAAAACAGCACTTGAATCAGAAGGAGTAGACTTCTCTGAATATATGAATATACCCGAACCATGGGACGGCTCAGCACAAATTAAAATGGAAAATGGTACAAAATGGGTGATTTGTCCGTTTTGCGGAAAGAAAGCCTTAAAGATTTTCCCGACCACAAAGATTTATCGGATGCCGTATAAATGTAAGGGTAGCAACTGTAAGAAAGAGTTTATGGTGAATGTATGAATTGGTTTAAAGAAAAGTGTTCCCACCTATATGAGGAAATTGGGAAATACTATGACAAAATAGATTACGGAAATGGTACTTATATAAGTGCCTGTATTGTAAAAAATGCAAAATATGCGGAAATATTACATCCAAGACTGTATATTCAAATGAATTTACAATGTATACATCTTCTATAAGAATTGATGATTGCGTAAAAAAACTGATAGCTAAAGGATATGTTGACAAGGTTGATTTCTTTTTGGAACACGAAAATGATAATATACCGTGTAAATAGAGGTGTACTGAATGAAGAAAGCAAGAAAAATATGTTGGATAATTGCGAATTTCGTAATATTCAAATGGGTAGCAGATTATTTGATAGCCACAATTCAAGTGACAATTGAAAATCATTGGGGACTTTCGGCGGCTCCGTTATTGTTCATGGCAATATTCGCAGAATGGAAAGTAATTGAAAATATTTTTACGTAAATAAATAAGTAAACCAGTCAGAGAGCCACATGAGAGCCAGACTAAATCCTAAGAAGAAAGGAGGTCTGGCTCTATTTTTATGCAAAAATTCACAGAAGGTTCGTTTGAATGGTATCGGGCAATTTTAAATCAAATCATTAATGGCGATATGACGGTCTATCAAAACCAGAAAGACTGCCTTGATCTGCTGTTAAATATGAATATTGACCTTCCTTTCAAGGATAATCCAGATGCGCGACAGATGGGAATAAAGGTAAGCCAGTATGCACACAATATCGCAGAAAGGCAAGCTGCTATTACTGGAAGTGGAGATTTTGACGATATTTACTGGAAATATTTGCTGTTGGAAGCACAGAACTATCAAGTTGACAGTGGATTGCTTTATCTTGAAAAGAACCGAATTCCAAAAGAACGATTTTATGAACCACGAAGAAATGTGTTTTTGCAGCATAACATCATAGGTTCATTGCAAGACTTGATGGATGATAAACTTGATATATTTGCGCTGAGCGTACCACCCGGTTGCGGAAAATCTACTCTTGAAGATTTCTTTCTGTCTCTGGTAGGCGGGTGGTTTCCGAATGATTTCAACCTGTCATCAGCGCACAGTAGTATTCTGACACGTTCACTTTATGATGGAGTTCTGGAAATCATCAATGATCCGGTTGAGTACACATGGCATGAGATTTTTCCGAATGTAGAAATACAGGGAACAAACGCAAAGGAAACAACAGTAAACCTTGAAAGGAATGGACGTTTTAAAACATGGACGTTCCGATCAATTGACGGTTCTCTGACTGGTGCTACTCGTTGTAATAGATTTCTTACCGCCGATGACCTTGTATCTGGTATTGAGGAAGCATTAAATAAAAACCGATTAGATACCCTGTGGACAAAAGTAGTAAATGACTTGCGTTCTCGTAGGCTAGAGGGTTGCAAAGAGTTTTATATAGCTACAAGATGGTCAGTTCATGACCCTATTGGAAAGTTACAGCAGTTATACGCCGGGAACCCTAGAGCAAGGTTCATAGCAGTACCGGCACTTGACGAGAATGGCAAAAGCAATTTTTTATTCACAGTAAATGGATTCTCTGAGAAGTATTTCAACGATGCTAAAGAGTCCATGGACGAAATCTCTTATAACTGTCTTTATCAGCAACAACCGGTAGAACGTGAAGGATTGCTGCTTCCGCCAGATAAGCTAAAAAGATTTTTCTTCGACAGAGAAGACGTGCCCGATGGATGCACGGACGAATACACAATCATACCAGACAGAGAAGCAGATGCGATATGGGCAGTATGTGATACAAAAGATAAAGGAACGGACTTCGAGTCTTTACCCATTGCATATCAATATGGGGATAAATTTTTTGTCCCGGACGTTGTTTTCGATGATACCACAGATTACGACATCCTGGACAGAAAGACTGCTGATATCTTGATAAAACACAATCCGCATAAAATCAGATTCGAGTCAAATAACGTAGGAAATCGTGTTGCACACAACATTCAAAAGATAATCTCAGGGAAATGCCGAGCGGATATCGAAACAAGACCTACGCAAGCAAATAAAGAAACAAAAATTCTTGTGAATTCTGATTACATATCAAAACATTTTTATTTTTTACATCCGAGCCAGTATAAACCAAAATCCGACTATGGATTATTTATGGCGAATGTAACCACATATACCACAAGGGCAAAAGTAGCTCATGATGACGGCCCGGACAGCTTGGCAATGATGGCAGAGTACGTGCAGAATCCATTAGGCGGGAAAGCAACTGCGATGCACAATCCACTTTGGGGAAGGAGATACGCATGAACACGAGAGAATATTTGAACCAGATTCAACGTTATGATAGAGTAATTCACAATAAATACATAGAAATTGAACAACTAAAAGCACATGCAACTGGATTAAGTTCTTTCTCATACGGCGAGCGTGTGCAAACGTCCGGAAACAAAGACAAGACAGGAGATTTAGTTGCAGAGATTGTTGATTTGCAAAAAGAAATTCGAAATATCACAGATGAATATTTAAAGAAAAGAACGGAAGTTATTAGAACAATTGATTCCGTTGAAAATCCGGTTTTGTATGATATTTTATTCAAAAAATATGTCGAAGGGAAAACGCTTTATGCAATTTCTGATGAATTGGGTTATGCCTATCAGTGGGTAAGACAGCTTCATATAGACGCAATTTCAGTAATTCGCCAATTAAAAAAATTTGAATCTTAAAAATCCCATACAAAAACATACACTAAAGTAGTGTATAATATAAAATGTAAAATTAAGCACTGGATTTTATTCCGGTGCTTTTTTCATGCAGAAAAATAGGAGGACAGGCAGTGGGGAGAAACAAAATAAACTTTGTTGACCTATGCCAAGGAGAATTTGGCAGAAAAACTGCCTATACTGGCGTAGACCAGATTACTCCCCAGAACGTGGCACAGGTCCTTTCTGATACAATCGGAATCCATAACAGGAATAGAACCCTGATGGATTATCTTTACAGATATTACAAAGGCGATCAGCCAATTTTATATCGTGAAAAACTTGTTCGCCCAGAGGTCAACAATAAAGTTGTTGAGAATCATGCCCTTGAAACAGTCAAATTCAAGGCAGGACAGATATATGGAGAACCTATTCAATATGTCTGTAAAAAGAAAAAAGCGAGTGAAGAAACAAACGAACAAGTTGATAGGCTCAATGATTATCTGGACGAAGCCAATGCAGACGCCAGAAATATTCAACTTGGAATATATCAGAGCGCGGTAGGAACTGCATACAAGGCAATCCTGAGAGAAGATGAATGGACAAAGGATGGAGACTTACCACCTTTCAGAATATTTATCCCATCACCGCAGGATGTATATATTGTTTATTCAAGCGTTACTGGCAAACCAGTGCTTTCCGTCCAGATTTTAAAAGACGAGGACAATCAGCAGTATTACCAGTGTTATTCTTCCAGACAGTATTTCAAAATACAAAATGGAGCGGTAACAGAATCTGGAATCAATGGTTTTGGCGGTATTCCTATCATTGAATATCCAAATAATCACGACAGACTTTCTGACATTGAAATTGCGATCACAATGTATGATGCAATCAACAAATATCAATCTGACAGACTGAATGGGGTTGAACAGTTCGTACAAGCCTTGATGAAATTTAAGAACTGCGAGATTGACGAAGCAGAATTTGTAAAAATGATAAAACTCGGTGCTGTATCTGTAAAAGACGTCGGGAATGGAACACAATCAGACGTTGACTTAATGACTGCTGAATTAAATCAGTCAGAAAGTCAGGTTGCAAAAGATGATATTTACAACAATATGCTGATTGTAGAAGCAATGCCGAATCGACAGAGCAATACCGGTGGAGATACAGGAAATGCAGTGTATCTGAGGAATGGTTGGGATTTTGCAGAACGAGACGCAAAATTGGTAGAAGCATTTACGAAAGAAGCTGAAAAAGCATCTGCCAGAATTATTTTGAATATCATCCGAAAAACTTCAATGGATGTAAATATCTCGACCAGAGACTTTGATGTAAAAATCACCAGAAACCCGACAGATAACATGCTTGTCAAAGCGCAGGCGCTTGATTATCTGTTCAAAAATAAAATTCATCCGCTTATTGCGCTGATTACTTGCGGATTATTTAGTGATCCACAAAAAGTATATGAAATGAGTTTGCCATATCTCGGAACCATTTATCCGGAATTGGCAGACCCAGACTCAGAGTTGCAGAAAGCGCAAGATTTGCTGAATGGCTTCAATAAGGATGTGATTTCAGAATGAGTATTTCATCATACGATGAATTAACTATCAGGCCCAACAATCGCAGAAGTGAACCGTATAAAGAATATTTCAGCAAAATGTCAATATCAGACAAAGAAAAGCAAGAAAGGATAGCTTTTTCTGAACAAATGGAAGAAGTTGTCCTTTATATTTTAGCGTTGATAGAAACAACCATAGAAAGTGGAGAATCAGATCAAGAATACATTCAGACTCAATTTTACGACAAATATCTGGATGTAATTGCTTCGTATATGCTTATAGACACATATATCAAGCAATATGCTCTTGACGTGACAAAACAAATTATTGATGCAACATTTGAAAGATTTTCTGCCGAAGACAAAAGCATTACTGATGATTATTACCTGTCTAATGACCGGGCAATGTTTATTTCAGAATGCGAAGCTAATTCGATACTGAATTACAGACAGTATTCAAAAGCTGTGAAAGCAGGAAAGACAAAGAAGAAATGGATTGACGTAGGAGACAAAAGGGAACGAAAGACACACCTCGAAGTCGGAGAAACCATACTCCCGATTGATGAGCCGTTCTCGGTTGGAGATAGCTTGCTACAATTTCCAAAAGACACCTCGCTAGGAGCTTCGGCAGACGAGATTGTGAACTGCCGGTGTTCAATTCAATACAGTTAATTTAGAGACGAGTAAAATCGTCTCTTTTTTATTAAAAAAATATGCACCCCGATAGCGTAATCATGGGAGACACCTTGAGCTGAGCGAACAGCGTAAAAAAGCGTATTGGTGACAGGAGATTTCAATGACAAGAGAAGATGTAAAGAAAATCTTTCCAGATGCAACCGATGAGCAGATTACCTCTTTCCTGAATCAGTCAAATTCTGATGTAGCTAAGGAAAAAGCAAAAGCCCAGAAAGTAAAAGAACAAGCTGAAAAAGCAGATGCACTGGAAAAAGAGCTGGAAGAACTCAAACAGCAGAACATGACAGATGCTGAGAAAGCAGAACTGGAACGTCAGAAAGAAAAAGCCGCAAACGAGAAAAGAATTTCTGACCTTGAATCTGCACTTGCGACTTCCCAGAGAGAAGCTCTGACAGGCAAAATCACTTCTATTTTTGCAAGTGCAGGAATGAAAGGAGATGCCTATGCAGGAGCAATCAAAGCATTCTCAAATATGGATGCCGAAGATGCACTCAAAGAAGCCCAGAATTTTGTTGATGAAATTTCCGAAATAAATAAATCAACGCTTGATACCGCAAAAGCCGCATGGGAAAAAGAAGCCCTTGAAAACACACCTAATCCGGGTGGCGGTAAATCTGGTGGAGAACCAGAAAAGAAAAGCGAAGCATCTGAATATGCAAAAGCGTACTCAGCAAAAATGTGTCCAGAAAATAAACCGGCAGATGATAATGCCCCAGTAAATATTTAAGAAAAGGAGATTTAGATTATGGCTTTTATGAAAACAGAGCAGTACGAATCCACACCTAATATTCTCGAATCCGAGGTAGGACTGGTACTTAAAACCTATACAGCAGAACAGACAAATGCTGAAACCGTTGGAACTAAGAAGATTATCAAGGCAGGTTCTGTATATCCGACAAACGCAACTGGTGCTAAAGGCATTGTGTTTGAAGACGTCGATATGACAGACGATACAAAACGACCGATTTCCGTAATTGTTGCAGGACGTGTTCTTGAAAAAAGACTTCCGGTAACAGTAGAAACCACTGCGAAAACAGAGCTTGAAAAAGCAGGTATCGTTTTTGTAACTACTACAGACCCAGAATTTTAAGGAGGTAAACAGATGCCATTTAATATTTTAGAATCAATCACACAGGAAGAAAGACTTAACTTTTCTCAGGATTTCAGCGTAAAAAGACCCGGCATTCTTGACACCATCTTCCCGGATGTCAAAACCCAGTTCCTGAAAGCTGAATACTACAGACTTATGGCTGGACAGAGACTGCCAGAGGTGGCATTCGTTCATGCTCTTGATACCGAAGCAGAAATCGGAACAAGACCGGGCTTCGAAAAAGTTCTGACTGAAAAGCTCTTTATTAAGAGAAAAATTAATCAGTCTGAGAGATTACAGCAGGCAATTGAAAATGGTGTGCCGGATGACGAGAACTTAAAGAGATTTGTATTTGATGATGCAGCTAACCTGTTTGAAGGCGTTGTTGCCAGAGCAAATGTTATGAAAGGACAGTTCCTTTCTACAGGTGCCGTAAAAGTTAAAGAAAACAATGTAGATCTGAATATTGATTACGGCGTACCGGCTGATGCAAAGGTCAGTCTTGCAGACTGGTCTAAGCCAGATGCGGACATCATGGGTGATATTCAGAAGATGGTTGCAATTGCAGAGGACAACGGATTTGTTGTAAATAAAGCCCTTACATCTCTCAAAATGATTAACTATATGAGAAACAACACTGCAATGCAGACAGCAGTCTTAGGAGCGGCTAACAAACGCCTTCTGACAAAACAGGAACTTGCAAATCTGCTTATGCAGGAATATGGACTTGCCATTGACCGCTGTGACGAGAAATTCAGATTCAGAAAAGCAGATGGTTCACTCAAAACAGGAAGATACTTCAAAGAAGATGTATTCACTCTGTATGAAGCAGAGCCGAACGGTTCATTTGGTACTGGACTCTGGGGCGTAACACCAGAGGAACTTGAGTACAGACAGTTCATTCAGGAAGAGAATCGCTCCTTTGTAACACTGTCCATGTGGGCTACACAAGACCCAGTTGCAGTTTGGACTAAAGCATCAGGTATGTTTGTTCCAGTAGCAGCAAAAGCTAATGGCGGTATCGTAATCGGTACCAAAGCGGGGGAATAAACGGGCATAGTCTCGACGAGAACAGCCAGTCACCATCTGTAGTAAGTGTTAATGATGCTTCAAAACACAAGTATACAGAAAGCGAGCTGTCAAGCATGACAGTAGTTCAACTGAAACAGCTCGCAAGTGACAATGGCTATGCCCTGACATCGACAAATAAGGCTGGCATTATCTCTGAAATTTTATCTCAGCAAGGGTAGGTGATCTTGAATGAACGAACAGCTTGTGAATGATCTGAAAGAGTATCTATCCGATGATGCGGAAACTGACGGTATGATTTCTTTGTCTGTGAAGCGTGCAATTCGTTCGTTCAAAAAGAAACGCAACTATCCGTCTGGATATACAGAGGAAAAAATCAATACCGATATGGAATACTGTTATGATTGCATATTTGATCTGGCTCTCTATTTCCTTGTGAAGCAGGGAGCCGAGTTCCAAGGATCGCATTCTGAAAATTCAGTAAGCCGAAACTGGGAATCCGAAACAGAAATATATATTAATCATGGCGTGTTTCCATTTGCAGGAAGTTTAATTTAACTAAGATGGTTGGGTCACGTGGCACGGTATTTTTGTCCTCCCGGAGTGCCGCTGGGTTGCTTATATTCAGTAGGGAAAAGCAAATGTTGAGGGAGTGAAGAAAGGAACTGGCGATGGGATGTGAACATGAATGTTTTAATGAACACCGCATAGAAGAACTGGAAAAGAATTTTCAGCTGATGCAAGAGAAGCAATCTGATCGTAGTAAAGAGTTTTATGAGCGTATCGGGGAACTGGAAAGAAAGACAGCATTAAGTGAGAATGACTTGAACCATATCAAGTCAACTGTGGATGAGATGAATAACAATATAAAGACTCTCATGGCAGTCCCGGGAAAGCGTTACGATACAATCATTGTATGCGTTATTACAGCGATTGTCAGCGCAGTTATCGGTTTTATGTTAAGCGGTATTCTTCCAGTTTGATTCCACTTGTAAGGGAGGACGGTGGAAATATGAATTATACAGACTTTTCAGAAGATGAAAGAAAGTTTTATTTAAAAGAAGCAGGCTTCGATTCCAGAGAAGAAAAACTGTTTCGATTACGGGCTTATGGCGAAAAGACACTATGGGAAGCATCTGAACTTATGGGGTATAGTCCAAGAACCATAGACCGAATCAACAAAAGAATAAAGAAGAAAATTTCCAAAGTTGCCCCGATGTACTGTCGGGGCTTTTCTTTGTATTGTGGCGAAAACGTGGCGAAATAGTGACGTTCAAAAACAGAGTTCCTTCCTATATAATATAATCATAGGAGAAAACACAATGATTATGTTAAGAAACCCTTACGAGGGTATATGGGAAAAGCATCGTTCTATAGATGACATGGATATGATTCTTGAATCCCGGACAGGAGGAACAGATTATGGCAGGTTATCCGTATTATCCGCAACAGCCAATGATAAACAGCCCATACGGGCAAATACAACCGTATCAGGACAGGCTGGCACAATTGCAGAATAATTATCAACAGGCAATGCCTTATGGTCAAATGCAGATGCAACAGTTACAGCCGATTCCACAATCACCTATGCTTCAAGGGCAGATGGTGGATGGGATTGATACTGTAAAGGCTAAAGACGTGGATATGTCCGGCAATCCTGTTTACTATCCCAAAACAGATGGAACTGAAATTTATAGAAAACAGCTTCAATCTGATGGAAGAAGCAAAATCTTTGTTTACCGACTTACAAATCCAGAAGAACAACAGCCGAAGCAAGAAGAAAAGCAGATTGACATTGAAGCAATGTTTAATCAGCTTCGGAATGATGTTTGTTCTGAAATTTCTGAAATAAAGAGTATGTTCCCGACACAAATATCGGGGACATCGGAACCTAAGCAGAATGGAGGTAGGCAGAGATGACATTCAATCCAAACGCCATGATGAAAAAGCAATTTGAGAAAATGATCTCTCAGAGGTTCGGAAGTGTTGATAACATGATGAACGACATGAGTAAATTTGCAGGCAACAATCCAACATTGAAAAATGCTTTGGATTTATATAAAAAAGGTGATACAGACCAGCTTCATCAGATACAGCAAAATGTATTTAATGAAAAACACTTGTCACCGGATGGAATCATACAGAAATTCTTTGGATTATAACACTTCCCCACAATTGGGTGATTAAAAATCGCTACAATTCGGGACGACAGCCGCGGATGTCTCCTATTGTAAATAAAATTTAAGGAGACTAAAAACATGATGAATGGTTCAAATTACAGTCTTAGTGACATTGCTGCCGCTACAGGCTCTAATAATCGCGCCAATGATATGTGGGGCGGTGATGGCTTTTCACTTATCTGGCTCGTCCTGATCTTTGCTATCTTCGGATGGGGAGGTTTTGGCGGCTGGGGCGGCGGCTTCGGCGGCAATGGTGGAAACGGTGCAAATGGTGCTGGATTCCAAGGATGGGCTACACGTGCGGATATCAATGAGGGATTTGCTCTTAACGATATTCAGAACGGTATCAGAGGTATTCAGCAGGGTATTTGTGACAGTACATATGCACTTAACAATACCATGCAGAGCGGTTTTAACGGTGTGAACGTTGGAATGCTTCAGGGCTTCAATGGCGTTCAGCAGGCAATTAATGCTGACACTGTAGCCAATATGCAGAACACCAACGCATTACAGTCTCAGTTAGCAAATTGTTGTTGCGAAACAAGAGAAGCTATCCAGGGTATCAACTACAACATGGCTACCAACACTTGTGCTCTCCAGAACACAATGAATAACAACACAAGAGACCTTCTGGAAAACCAGAACAGTAATACAAGAGCAATCCTTGATTTCCTGACTCAGGATAAGATTGCAACATTACAGGCAGAAAATACTGACCTGAAACGTGCTGCATCTCAGGATCGTCAGTCTGCATTACTTACAACTGCTATGGCTTCACAGACTCAGCAGTTAATCAATGCAATTAATCCGGCAGCCATCCCGGCATACGTTGTTCCGAATCCGAATACCTATTACGGTGGATGCGGATGCAATAGTGGTTGCTGCTAAGTAACTCACCCTTAGAGGTTGACTAATTCTAAGAGGTGAGTTGTGGCTCACCTCTTATTTTGATTGAGAGGTATAAAATATGAGTTGTAAAAATGTTTGTAAGCTCTGCAACCATCTTGTAATCAGCCAAGCCGTTGCGTTTACAGGAGGTAATCTTGTAATCACACTTCCGGCAGGCAGTTACAATAACGGAGAGAAATATTGTATTGTTGTTGCACAAAGCATACCGGAAACAACCACAATTTCTGCTCCGGTAGTAATCCAGGTAGGCACGGGAACAACCTTGTATCCATTACAGAATCGTTGTTGCGCACAGGTTACAGCTTGTGGCATAAGAACCAGAACAAAATATGCAACCAGAGTAGCTACAAGTGCAACTGGTGGAGTGTTCAAGATGTTAGGAAACCCAGCTTGTAGTCCGAGTAACAATTTAACAGCAATTAATGGTACAGCCCCAACGACAGACACACCTGTTACACAGGCTGCCAGAAAGGGGGCAATGTAATGCATAAAGTTGCAATGGAAATGGGAAAATGGGCCATGGAGAAAGCTAAAGCACATGGTTTTGATACTCTCAGCGCTCAAGACTGGGACGATTTGAAAGACTGCATGGAAGCTGTAAAGTGTGCGATTTGTGCAGATAAGGATTACAGAATCGTAGAAGCTATGGACGAATGCGAGCAGGAAGAGAAGTATCTTGGACGCATGGGATATGACAGATATCGTTATGCAAACGGCAGATTTGCACCAAAAGGCAGAGGAAGCCGCATGGGATATATTCCCTATCTTCACGCACAGGATGATGACTGGATGAATGAATATCTGAATAATCCAGAATTTGAACGCAATATGTACCGCATGGGATATCACCCAGAATATTCGGACAGGAATATGGGGAATGATGGCATGAATCGTCAGCAGTCCAGATATGGTGAAACCTACGACAGATACAGCGAGAATCGCAGACATTACCATGATTCCAAAGACGCTGAATCCAAGAGAAAAATGGATGATTCCATGAAAGAGTATACAGAAGATATCATCCGCAATATGAAAGAAATGTGGGATGATGCAGACGCATCAATCAGACAGCAGATGAAAACTGACTTGACACGTTTTATACAGCAGATGAATTGAATATGAAATGAATTTTGCCCTTGTTACAGGAATGTAGCAGGGGCTTTTTAGTTGAGAAAAGGATGGTGATAAGCCATGCTAAGACAATTTTACATGAACGGCGACCTATGGAGAGTGCAGTTCGTATCTCCGCACGACAGCGTGTTAATTGATCGTACAGGCAATAGAACGCTTGGGGTATCGGATTATTCCACACATATTATTTCAATCGCAAATAACCTGCACGGAGAGCTTCTGAACCGTGTATTTATTCATGAGTTAGGTCATTGCGTGATGTTCAGCTACAGCCTATTACCCGAACTTCACCGCATGGTCAAGAAACGGTATTGGGTGGATGCAGAAGAATGGTGTTGCAATCTTCTGGCAGACTATTCTTGTTTCGTGATTGGCACAGCTAGAGATATTTTAGGAAACCAGTTCACATATGTGGCTCCTATCGGGGCAGAAAGGATGATTGCATAGATGGCAAAAGCAGAAAACACAGTTATTTTTGATGGAATCAAGTACAATCCCGGTGATGAATTGCCGGATTTAGGCAGTTGGGTGTGTACAGATGCAAAAGGTATGGTTCGTGATTACGAGGGACTTTCAAAAGACGTGTCAAAGCTCCCACATTATGTACAGAGTGGTTCTTCGGCATTATGCCTTGATACTTCTGAATTATACGAATATCACAAGCCTACCGATACATGGTACAAACTGTAAAGGAGAAGCGCATATGGCATTAACAGCAAAGAAAGTATATGCAATATTAAAACGCCAGATTTCCGATATGGAAGCAAAACTGAACAGCCCTGTAAGATACAGAGGCACAGTTGCGACTGCTGATTTGCTTCCGTTAAATCCAGATATCGGAGACATGTACAATATCGAGTCTAAATCTGTCTATGGCGAAGCAGGAATGAATGTGGCATGGAACGGCGTAGTTTGGGACACCATGGGACCGATCATCAACATGGCTCCGTATTTAACGAAGAAAGAAGCGGGGGAACTCTACCAGCCGAAGGGTGAATATCTTACAGCCACAGAAGCTGATAAGAAATATCAGAAAGCAGGAAACTACCTTTCCGGAACAGACAAAACTCTGGACGTATCCGGAAAGGCGGCGGATGCAGCAGTTGTGGGAGCAAAAATTAGTGTCCTGAACGACATTATCTGTGGAACACCGCATACAGACACTGTAGAAGAATACCTCAACCGCCAGAGGACAGGCGTAGTCTACCAGTCAAAAGAGTGGAAATCAGCAGTAAATCCGACCACTACGATTGAAAAGCTGGGCGTAAACAAGCTGATTCCATACGAACCGTCCACAGATACCGTAGAAGGTGCTGACGGATATGCGAATCGCCCAGAGTTTCAGTGGTGGTATGGAAACTATATTCGTCACGACAACGAAAATTTTGAACTGACCGCAATTGAGGGTGAGGACGGATACTCTGAGACTGGTACTGCGGATGTGTGTTCTTTCGGCCCGATGTTCTACTATCGGAAAGAAGATAAAGGAGATTATTTCCTCTGGTCTTATTCTGATACGCCACATGAGGACCTGGGATTGAAATCGTTTCAGAAGAATGCTGACGGCTCCGTGCCAGCTTACTGGCTTCTGTCTGCATTTCCATCTGTAGCCGGTTCTGACGGATTGCCACGCTCACAGCCCGGAAAGAAGATTTTAAGAAACCAGAGTTACGGAAACATCCATCAGAATTACCAGAAAAAAGGAGCCGGGTACTTAGGATGCGGCAAAGAACGTCAGACTTTCTGTATGATTTTCAATGCGATCAAAGGCGGGCAGAAGAGTTCCAGAAAGATTTCACAGGGTGTAAACAACTGGAACTTCCAGTTCGATGCAGCAGAGCAGAGGTCGGAGAAGGCAACTTACTTCCCGGTAACAGCAGCACAGGCAGCAAACCTGGAAGTTGGATTATGTGTTTCTGTTGGATATGGTTCTAACAACAATGGTGCAGTAAATAAAGACCGCGGAGTCGGAACTATGCATTCCTATGCGGACGACGTAAAGATTCTTCGTATTGAAGATCTTGCAAGCGGAAACAAAGCAGTGTATCTGGATATTTCAGAAGGATTTACTACAGCACCTGTAAAACTTACGGATACCTTAAATGCGCCGATCACAATGTCTTCTATGCACATTCACACTGGCGAGACGAAGAAAGTAATTGGAAAGCATGACGGTGCAGCTGTATCAAACACATCAGCAAGACATCCATACAGAATTCAGGGTGTCGAATATCAGGTAGGTGCTTATCATGTAGCTGCAAATACAGTGATGGTATTCAAAAGTGATTACAGCAAAGATGTATATATCCGTGAAAAAGGAACTGCATGGAGTGATAACGAGAATATTGTCAAAAGTACATATAAACTTGTTGGAAACATACCTGCCAGTGCAGATGGCAAAGGAAGTGATTGGTGGGTTGGCGATGTAGGAATTGATGAAGAAACGGGTGCATGGTGGCCAATAGCCGCAACCGATTCTTCTGATCGAGGAATGGGAAGCAGAGTTTACGCCGGAGGAACAGCCACATCTGGAACCAGAGAATCACTTGAAGCCGGGGTCCTCTGGGCTGGGACGGTCTCCGGTTCCGCGTTCGTGAATTGCTGGCACGGGCTCTGGGCTGACGGGTGGCACTTCGGCTCCTGCGATTAAAAAGGCCCTTAGGGGTGAATTTTCCGAAGGAAAAGAGGGGGCTTCCCCTTAATTCCTTCCAAACACATACAAAAATAAAAGCATAAGGACTCATGGTGCAGCCGGGAACCTCAGGAATGGGACGAACTCCGGTTCCGCGTACGTGAATTGCAGGAACGGGCTCTGGAATGACAGGTGGAACTACGGCTCCTGATATTATTTATATCAAAACCAGTATTATTTGCATCATGTTTCGCACCTGAAAAGGGTGTAGCCGAAAGGTTCTTTACGCATAAGCGTTAAAATAAGCAAGAAAGGCCAGCTGAAAGCCGGGGACGGCAAGTAAGGAATACAGTGCATGAGACTGTATTCGGGGCTAGTAGAAAAACCGGAAACCCTCTTTAAAATAATCGAATGAAAAGATATTGCAAGGCCATTGATATAACAGACCGCGGATTAATCAGCACAGCGGTATATAAATGTCTGAAGAAAAAGTACAAAAGAAATGATGCGCTGAGATTACTTAGTACATATACGACTTTGGATGTCAACCAGATTTACTGCATATTTAAAAGAAACGGAAAGAATGCCATTCGTTTTCTGGTGGAAGCAGTGATTGATGATATCCAGAATGAAATCATTAACTGGGACATTAAATTCCCTCCGGTATGGTACCGGGAAAAAGTAGACCCATCGTCCGGGAAAATCCGTAGAATCGGAATCCAGAATATAAAGCATCAGTTGTATGATTACATAGCAGTTATAGCATTGCAGCCTATTCTGAAACGCATTGGAGAGCATCAGTACGCTTCCATCAAAGGGCGTGGGACTCTAAAAGGTGCAAGGGACGTAAGAAGATGGTTGAGAAACCATAAGCTCACATTCGTTGCTCAGGCAGACGTAAAGAAATGTTATGAGAGTATAGATAGGGATAAGCTTATGCAATTCCTGGAATGCCACATCAAGAACGATCTGCTGATTAAATTGATCAGAAAATTGATTTACAGTTTTGAGAAAGGCCTGAGTATAGGCTCATATCTTAGCCAGTTTCTCTGCAATCTGTATATGAGCATCCTGTATCATCATGTTGCCGAAGGAATGTACCGTACCAGAAAGCACCGGAATGGATGCAGTGAGCGGATTAATCTTGTTAAGAAGCAAACGTTTTATATGGATGATACGCTGTTTGCCGGAACAAATAAGAAAGACATCAAGAAAGCAATGAAAATGTTCATTAGAAAAGCAAAAGATATGGGACTGACCATTAAGAACACCTTCCGTATCTACAAAATAACTGGAACATTCGTGGATATGATGGGATACCGGATATATCAGCATAAAATGACTGTTCGCAGAAGAAACTTCCGTAGAATCAGAAGGGCATATAAAAAGGCCCTAAAATGTTATGAGACACATAAACCAATTCCATTTAAACTGGCAAAACGATGTAGTAGTTTCTATGGATTCCTGAAGAATACAAATAGTAAGCACATCCGGAAGAAATGGAAAGTAAAGAAGATTATGAAGATATGTAAAGGGGTGATAAAACGTGAAGAAAGTAAAATTTACACAGAAACAGCCATTGCTTAAGACGTTTGATTCCGGAGACGGAATTTATGTATTTATCTGTGCAAACGAAAAAGAAATCACAGAAGAAATACAGCAAGGAAATATATCAGAAGAATCACAGAGCCGCACAGAAACAGTATACGAATATGACTGTAATGAATTTGTGACATCTGCAGATCGGCTTCCTGATATTGAGCAGAAACCAAAAAAGTATCTTGACTATGTTCCAGAAACTAAAAAGAGTACAGAACAGCTTCTGACAGAACAGTCAGAACAGATCACAGCGCAGGCAAAACAGATTGAGATGCTAAAAGAGTGTCTGTTAGAAATGAGTGAACAGGTTTATGCGTAGGAATTTAATCATTATGTTATTAAGCAAAGGAGATAAAGAAATGATGGCAAAATTATGGGTTACAGAAATCTTAAGCAAAGAAACAATTGAAGAAGCAAAAGAAGAATACAAGAGAACACCGAGACTCCTGAAGGAAAAGGTAAAAAAGCTCCTTATTGACGCAGGCATGGAGGAAATCGTTGAAGAATGACGAAGCTGCAGATAATCAGTAAGCTCTGGTCCATCATCTTCGACTTGATTCTGATCATAAAAGGTGAGAGCGATAAAAGCCTTGAAGACATTGAAAAGGATGTAGATATCGCAGAATATAACTGCCGTCGGTATGCAGATGCTGAAGATGATGAACTTCCGGAGAAGATAAGGGCAGAGCCGCCGAACAGAGTGATTTTTATAACAAGGATAGAAAAGAGAGGAAAGTAAAAATGGAACTCCTGACCTATATGCAGATGCACTGGGTAGAATGGTTGTTTACGATCATAACAGCTCTGATCGGAGTTGGCTATCGGGGCATATCAAAGAGACTGAAAGAAGAACAGAGGAAAAACGCTGCCATTGCAGAAGGCGTCCAGTCACTGCTCAGAGAAAACATCGTAGGAAATTATAACAAATACAAAGACCGGAAACATTGCCCGATCTATGCGAAAGAATCAATTAAAAAAGTCTTTAGTTAATTAGTGTAAAGTTAATTATTGACTATTGGACACCAATAATATATAATGAGTATAAATTCATTATATGGAGGTGAGTTCGATAAAAGTAGAAAGAAATATCATGATTAACAAGGCCGGCGGAAACGCAGGCAAAGAATCTGTCAACTATAAAATATCACTTCCGTCAGAAGCAGTTCGGATGATAGGTGTTACCAAAGAAGACAGAAAAGTAATTCTCGAATATGATGAAGAGAAAATAACAATCAAAAAAGCATAATAAAAAGGAGTTAGGTTCCCGACTACCAATCAAAAAACCTAACTCCAACACCACAAAGGGTACAGTATTATTATAACATGGTACTCTCCCTTTGTGAACCCAAAAGGAGGGTATTTTTTATGAGAGATAAATTCGTGAATGGGTTCATGACCAAGTTGTATGAAGAAATTCCAGAAGAATATCTTGAAACAGTCAGAAACAAACTGGCGTTGTATGTAAATGATTTTGATATCAGTCAAAGAGAAACAGCAGTTGTAAAGTATACTGGATATTTGCCGGATTTCTACAAAACTTACATTGTAAGTAGAAAAATCGAGGGTTTGAGTAAAAAGACGCTCGAACTCTACAATCTTTATCTGGATGATTTCTTTTTTACAGTCAATAAAAACGCTGAGGACATTACTGCGAATGATATTCGTGTATATCTGTATAACGCTCAGGAGAGCAGAGGATTGAGTAATCGAACACTTGATAGTAGACGAACTGCCATACACGCTTTCTTCGAGTGGGCTGCAAACGAAGGATATATAGGTAAGAACCCATGCAGAGTTATTAAAAATATCAAATACGAGCGTATTGAAAAGCAACCTCTTACAGATATGGAGTTGGAAAGAATCAGGCAAGCTTGCGAAACCGTACGTGAAAGAGCATTAGTTGAATTTTTGTACAGTACTGGAGCTAGGGTTACAGAAGTATGTGGTGTAAAGAAAGCGGATATAGACTTTTACAAAGGCGAAGTGGTTGTTTTAGGGAAAGGCAATAAGCATAGAACAACATACCTAAATGCCCGATGTAAATTACTTTTAAAACAATACTTCGCAATTAGAGATGATGAGTCGGAATATCTTTTTGTAAGTGAAAGAAAGCCACATAAAGTACTCAAGAAAGAAGCAATAGAAAGAATTGTACGAATAATCGGTGAGCGGGCAGAACTGGACAGACCTCTAACGCCGCATCTATTTAGGCATACTCTTGCGACTCTTATGCTTCAAAGAGGTACGCCGATTACTGAGGTGCAGAAGATTCTTGGACATGTCAACATTAACACGACAATGATCTATGCAAAGGTATCTGATGAAGATGTAAAAGTGTCTCATATGAAATATGCAATATAAATAAAAAGACTCTTTTTGAAGGGAGAAAACGCTATGAGAGGATTGAAACGTCAAAAACAGACAGTGTATTGGTCAAGGGTAACTGAATACCTTGACGGGATAGACACAATCAAAACGTACCAAAAGCCAGAATTACATCACTTCTCCGTATCTGCGACTGCCGGAACGCCAGAGGAATTATCAGCCGGTTATATCCCGGATTATGACAGGTATATCACAAACTTCGACCGCAGCTTCAAGCCACAGACCGCCGATGTATTCTGGATTGATCGCAAGCCGGAACTGACCGGCGCAGGCGAACTTGTTTTAAGTGAAGACGGAGAGCCTACAGTACCGCCAGATTACCGTCTGAAAAAGATTCTCGATACCCAGAAAGGCAATGTGGCACGATACGGTATTAAGTACACAGGGGATGGCTCAGATGGCGAATAAGAGCATTAAAATGGAATTGTCGCATAAATCTATACAAGACACAATAAAGCAGCTCAGAGCGTATCAGAAGTCGCTTGTAAGCAAGAATGAAGAGTTTGTTCGTAGACTGGCAGAACTTGGAATCCCGGTCATAGATGAAAACATAGCATTGGCACAAGGCGATTCTGACAAAAATCATAATACCTATATCAGAATCAATAACTTTGGCGGCTATTCTCAGGCGACGCTTGTGTGTGAAGGCTCTGACCTTCTATTCATTGAGTTCGGGTCGGGCATTCACTACAACACTCCGGCGGGAACCAGCCCACATCCAAAAGGACAGGAATTTGGATATACAATCGGTTCATACGGGCAAGGGAACGGAAAGAATGAATCGTGGGTTTATTATTCCGATTCTGGCGAATGGGTACGCTCTTATGGCACTGAAGCCACCATGCCGGTATATAAAGCAAGTGTAAAAATCATGCAGAGTATTAGGAAAATTGCAAAAGAAGTATTTTCTTCATAAAAATTCCATACAAAAACATACATCGAAAAATGATATACTGTAACATATAAAAGCATCTACCTGAGCGGTGGGTGCTTTTTCTTATAACGAGGTGATTCTATGCCAGACACGATTAACAACCCAGTATCAGAAGTATTTTCTAGGTGGAGTAAAGATATTCAACCAACAGTCGGCAAAGGCAATTTTTCCATGGAAAAAAGCCAGACAATAGCATCTGGTAAAACGAAATACGCCAGATTGTTCATGATGGGTAATCCCACACAGTCAACAAGTCTTGAAGGTCACGAATGCGCAACAGTTCTTTCGTTCCAAACAGAAAGCTACGCATCTGGGACAAAGGCTTTATCGACTGCATACGAAATCGACAGCAAAAGTCATCAGGCTATGGTTTCGATGGGCTTTCGCCGGACATACGGACCGGAAGAAGTTGCAAACTCTGAAAAGAGTTTCAAACGAATCATAAGCCGGTACAGCAGAATTTACACCGGGCAATTATTGGAAGCGTAACAGCTTCTATTTTTTATACCAAAAAGAAAGGAGAGTGTCCTATGAGTAAAGATAAATTACAATGGCTGAAAGCTGCGGGAATCAGAGCTGTTAAGACAATTGCTCAAACAGCAGTTGCGACAATCGGAACCGCAACAGTCCTTGGAAGCGTTGACTGGAAGATGGTCGTATCTGCGTCCGTTCTTTCCGGCGTTTTATCCTTGCTTACATCTGTAGCAGGGCTTCCAGAACTGAAAACAGACACAGATGAATAGAAAGGACGGTGATCCTTTTATCTCCCGGGCACAGGGTTACGTGTCAGAGCCGACAAGGCTTTTTTTATTGTGATTTTATAGCTGAATAAGCAGAAAGGAGCCGAATATGGCAGAAAAAGGAAATATAGCAGGCGTAAGTACCGTTGGTTCGCTTACTGGATATGCAGTTGAAACAACAGCAGGTACTAAACCGACAACATTTAAACTTCTTCACAGAATCAATGCTTCTGACGAAATCAAAATTGACGTAGAGACAATCGACGCTTCTGCACTTGAAGATGAGGTTGAAAGAACTATCGCAGGACGTGGTTCTACAGGTGGTACATTCAACGTAACTGTGAACGTGACCGATGAAACTATCACTGAATGGGAAACCTTAATCAGCGAATATAAAACAGGAAAAACAGATGGAAAATCTATGTGGTATGAAGAATACTTCCCGTCTCTTAAGAAAGCATTTTTCACAAAAATCGAGCCACCGACAATCATTCCTAAACCGGCGAGAGATCAGAATGGCCTGTTAACCGTTGAAATGTCTCTTACTATCAATGAATATGTCGGACCGAGTGAAGCAGTAGTTCCAACTGACAGCGGCCTTTAAACACATTTGGGAGGACAAATAATATGTATAAAGTTTTAAAAATCGGTGACAAAGACTACAAACTTGAATATGGAATTGAAGCATCACTGTTTGATGATTGCGTGAAATCCGTAATGAATATGCTTGTTTCCACAAGCGGCGGAACGGACAGGAGTCTAAAGGAAATGGTTTCTGGAATGAGTAGTATTCCAAATACTGCACTCAATGCGTTCTATGCCGGATTACTTCAATATCACGGCAACCATTCTGACGGTGATGGCACTGTCCCGGATTTAGATACCGCCAAAAAACTTGCAACACAGTATATGACTGAACATAAAGATGATGAGCAGGGAAACTTCTACGGCCTGTTTTCTATGTGCATTGAACAGATGGAGGAAGATGGTTTTTTCAAATTAACCGGTCTGGAAACGTTCATGGACAACATGAATGCGGCAATGGACTCTGTGAAAGCGAAGAAAGCGCCGAAGAAGCCGGCAGATCATCTGAAAAAAGCTACAGCGAAATAATCTGGGATGAATTATATCCAATGGCTGTGCGTATTGGGATGTCAAGAAAAGAATTTCTCAGAAGTACCCTGAAAGACCTGAGAATCCGTATAGAACAATATGGAATCTTAAAAAACGAAGAAATCCAGTCGCAATTAATAAACATGGACTATCAGTCATGGCTGACCGGACTGTATATGAAAGCAAGTATTTCGTGTGTGCTATTTCCGAGAAAGGCTAGTTATCCGAGTAAACCAATTACGCAGGAAAAACAAAATAATTGGGTTGAACACAATCCAGATATGCCAAAGAAATCAGAAGCAGAACTAAGACAAGAAGAACGTTACTACGAACTTCTTATCAGGCAGGCAAATGCAAATATATCTGAAATAGGCAATGAAGAGGGCAAGCAGGATGAATAGTAGTCTTGCTTGCCCTTTATTTTTTTGAAATAAAGGAGGTGCTTATATGCCTGACAACACAATAGATAGCCTTGCGATAGAGGTCAGCAGTAACGTATCAAATGCAAGTAAATCCATTGATGATTTATGCAATAAACTGAATCGCCTGAGTAGCCGTATGTCTGAGAGTATCAAGCATCTTAGAGACTTTTCGGCTTCCGTAGGCACGGTCAATTCTGCTGTTCAAGCACTTAAATTAGACAGGCTTAATTTATCAACGATAAACAGTCAATTGCAACAGTTTGTTCAGTCTATGAGTGCGCTCGGTAGTCTGAACCTGAGAAACAACGGATTAAACTCATTCGTAAATGCAATCCGCAGACTGAACGAAACATTAAATTCCACAGGTGATGTGTCTGGAAAGATTCAGAGCATGATTTCCGAATTATCTGGCCTTAGCAGTATTCCAGACGTATCAAGCAACGTGAACCGGTTTATTTCTTCGTTGGCAAGATTGGCGAATGCAGGTGGCTCTATTGATGCAGTTGCATCAAAGCTTCCAAAACTTGGTGAAGAACTTAGAAAAATCGTAGTTTCATTCTCTGGAATAGGCAATATTTCTCAGCCAATTAATACATTTGTTCAGTCAATATCTCAGTTGGCAAATGCAGGAGATAAAACTGGAAAGACAGCAACTCAGCTTAATGATCTGGCAAATAGCTTAAAATCATTCTTCCAGACGATGAGTACCGCTCCTAGAATCAGTAGCAGTACAATTCAAATGACTCAGGCTATTGCTCAGTTGGCAAATTCTGGATCAAATGCTGGTAGAGCGGCAAGGTCTACCGCAGGCGCATTTTCCAGATTAGGACAGGGTGCGGCTGCTTCTACAGGAAAGGTCAGAAAACTTGGCAATGCAGTCGGAAACGTAGGAAGCAAGGCAAGGAAAAGTTTGCCTAGCATCATGTCTCTGGTGGCGAAATTCTGGACGTTGAAATTTGTTGTTGGAAAATTTGGAAGCGCAATTGAAAGTTCCATGAATTTTCTCGAAGATTACAACTACTTTCAAGCGGCGTTTCGTCAGGTAGCGGATAAAGCAGGAGAAACTTGGTCAGAAGCAGGATATGATTCTGCGGAAGCTTACGCAAATTCATTTAGCAACAGAGCCAGAGAACTTACATCCAAAATGTCTGGGTTCGATGTTTCTGATAATGCGATTTTGACCGCAAATAAATCAGGTAAATCACTCGGTATGGACCCGTCCATGCTCTTGAATTATCAAGGCCAGTTTGCACAGTTGTCGTCCTCCATGGGAACAACTTCTGAACAGGCATTAAAACTGTCGAATGCATTAACCATGATCGGTGCTGACCTTGCATCTGTTAAGAATCTTGATTTTAGCACAGTTTATGAGAACTTATCCTCTGGATTAGTAGGTATGAGCCGTGCTGTAGACAAATATGGTGCAAACATTCGTGTGGCAAACTTACAGCAATATGCAGCAAATCTTGGTATACAAACGTCTGTTTCTAATATGGACCAGGCAAGTAAGGCAATGCTGAGAACGATAGTAATACTGGATTCCACCCGGTACGCATGGGCGGATATGGCAAATACGATAGACGATGGCTATGAGCTATCATTTGTCGCCTAATACAGTGATGTATTAGTGAAAATCGAGCAAAATCGGTGAAACCTAAATTGAGTTCCCATATTCCTAAAGAATGTGGGGTGGTACTATTAACAAAGAATATATAGTCTATAAGGCTACCAATAAAATAAATGGAAAAATATATGTAGGAAAAACTTATAATTTTGAGAAGAGAAAGAAAGAACATATCTATGATATTGACAATGACATTCCTTTTCACCGAGCGTTAAAAAAATATGGCATTGATAATTTTGAATGGGAAATTATTGATACAGGTATTGATGATAAAGAAATTATAGAAAAGGAAATTTATTGGATAAAGAAATTAAATAGTTGCATACATTTTCAAAATTCAAATGGATACAATATAACGTTAGGCGGAGATGGAGGAACATCTTGGAACTCACGTCCTGTTTTACAGTTTGATTTAAGCGGAAATTATATTAATGAATATATGAGTTGCGCTCATGCTTCTGCAGAAACCGGTGTGAATGCACATTGCATTAGCCATTGCGCAAACAGGAAAGCAGAGCGTGCAGGACAATTCCAATGGAGATTCAAAGATGAATGCAAGGAAAGCAAAATAGCTCCTTATAAAAAAGCAGATTCTTGCCGCAAGCGTTCAATCATTCAACTAGATCAGAGTGGAAAATATATAGCAACTTTTTCTTCTATTACAGAAGCTAGCATAAAAACCGGGTTATGCAGATCAAATATATCATCTTGTTTGACTCAAAAATCTCATAGATGTGGTGGATTCCAATGGATTTATAAAGAAGATTACGATTCTCGAAAAGATTATAGTTTTAAAGGCATACAGGCAGGAAATGGAATTGTTCAGCTGAACGATAACTGGGAAATTATAAATTACTTTCCAAATTGTTCCGAAGCTGCGAGATATCTTGGAGAGCCTACAAAGGTTCATAAGCAGATACATAAAGCTTTAAAGCTAAACAAAAGATGCAGAGGATTTTATTGGAGAAAATATGACGATTATATGAGAACTCAACAAGGCAATACCGAGGTAACTGCATAGATTTCGAAAGGTTATGCAGCACCGTAGAGCGTAGGAGATGAATAAATATAATTCTCCCAAGAGTGCTCGACAACCATAGGGCGTAGAAATACGTCTTATTTTTATGGTTGAAAATGTACGCCGACCTTACGGGAAACCGTAAGAAGTAAGGGATAAAAAACCTTTACGGTAACAATGTGAAATATGCCAGCCAACCAGTTGCGTATACTTCGTGCAAACTTAGTATCCTGTGCCAGAGCATTAGGGAATATCTTTATGCCTGTAGTTGCGGCAGTGCTTCCATACATCAACGGTCTTGTGATCGCATTCCAGAGACTTTTGACATACATTGGCTCACTTCTTGGAGTTGATACCAAAATTGGAAAAATGTTCGGTTCTATCGGTGGTGGAAGTGAAAATCTCTCGAATGCACTTGATTCCATAGACGATTCTGGAATTTCGGACGTAAATGATGCTACAAAAGATACAGACAATAATCTGAAAAATGCAACCAAGAGCGCAAAAAAATTGAAACAGTTCCTCGCATCCTATGATGAGCTTGAAATTATGAGCAAAGACGATAGTTCTCTGTCTGACCTTGCAAATTCTAAAATTAAAACGCCAAAAATTGACACATCTGCAATTGATGCAGGAATCCTCAATGATGCCCTTGATAAGCTTTTGAATGAATACCAGAAGAAATGGGATGCCGCCTACAATTCCATGGAAAATAAGGCCATGGCATTCGCAAATAAAGTTACAGACACATTTAAGAAACTTGCAAAAGTCGCAGAACCTACCACAAAAGCACTGAAAAATCTCTGGGACAATGGATTGAAACAACTCAGAGATTTCACATGGACAGCATTAAAAGATTTCTGGAATCATTTTTTAGTTCCGCTTGGCAAGTGGACACTTGGGGAAAAAGGATTACCACGACTAATCAATGCTTTTAACGATTTTCTTGTGAAAATCAACTGGGACAAAATCAATGCTTCTCTTGTGCAGTTATGGGATGTGTTAGAGCCATTTGCTGAGAATGTCGGAACAGGATTACTTGATTTCTTTGATGATTTCTTTGACAAGGCGGCAGATGGAGTTAATAAACTTCCTGATCTGATTGACAGGTTCAAAGAGTTTATCGCAGCATTCTCACCGAAGCAAGCACAGTCTATCGGATATTTCCTCGGTCAGCTCCTGACAGCTTTTGTAGCATTTAAAGGGCTTACATGGTTCGGAAGTATTTTCGGAAAAGATGGAGCAATAGGTAAAGGCATTGCCATGTTAGCAGCGCATCCATATGCTTCGATAGCAGCAGGGTTAGGTCTTACCGTTGCCGCGCTTGATAAATTCGGAGTGATTGATGTTGATTGGGAATGGCTATGGGACAAAATAAGTCAGCTAAAAGATACAGTTTCAAACTTTATTAATAATGTCGATTGGAGCTTTTTGGTAAAAACAATCGGTGATGTATGGGATGTTTTCCAACCATTTGTGCAGGGCTTCGGAGATGCCTTTGTTGATTTTTTTGATGTAATGGTAAACGTCATTGGTGCTCCATTAATTAACGGTTTAGCAGTTGCTCTTGAAGCACTTGCAAAAGTTTTGAGTCTGCTTGACGATAAGCAAATAGAAGCGTTGGGATATGCACTTGGAACTTTTCTTGCGATAAAAGGTACACTCAAATTTTCTCAAAAAATAATCGGCGTAGTTAGTTCTATTAGAGCACTCAGAACAATCTTTGGCGGACTGGGAACAGTTCTTTCTACAGCCAGTGGTGCATTGCAGACATTCTTTGGCTCTGGACTTGGTTCTACGCTTGCGGCAGGATTCGCAGACAGCATGGTTGTCTTAGGAACCGCAATGGCAGGATTTAATCTTGGCAAATGGATAAGCGTCAATCTGTTCGGCGGCGAAGATAAAACTTTTGGAGAGTTTTTGGAAGATAATGTATTCGGATATCAAAAAGGGGATTTTACCGGTGCTATCAACGAATGGATGAAAGATATATTCGGAGTCGGTAATAAACTTACAGAGGACGATTTAAAGGTATTTCAGGAGTATGAAGATGCTATTCTCGGTTTGGTTCACGCAAGCCAGATTTCAGGCGAACAAGCATATCCTTTATTAACATTCCTTTCCGAGCTAAAAGATAACGGATATAGCACAGAGCAGGCACTATCAGAGCTTGAACTCAAGCTTAATAATCTTGGTGTTTCGTCCGAAACTTTTGAAAATGCGTTGGCAGGCGTGAACGAACCAGTCAAAGACCTTGGAGATACAGCGGAAACATCCTCTAATCAGTTTTCGAATATGGCTGATCGGATTAACAATGTGTCGTTTGAGGATATCTCAGAACAACTTACAGGATTCCAGACGCTTATCCAGACCGTTGACTTTGCAACTCTGGTAACGGATACAGCAAATGCAATTGATGAAATGGGTGGTATCTGGGAAAATGGAAAACAGATTCTCGGCGAAAAAGCATTACAGATTTATCAGGAAATCGCAAAGGGATTAGAGCCGGACGATAACGGTTACTATACTTTGGCAAACGGACAGATGGTGCAGTTTGGAAAAGGTATTTCTGACTATGAAAGTACTCTACAAAGTACAATGGATTCAACTTTACAGGGGGCAATCAACGGCGTTCTGGATAACAATTCTGGTTTTGAATTAGTCACAGAACTCGGAAAGAATCAGATTCTTGCCGTAGGTAGTGGGATTGAGCAAAACGGCAGTAAAGTCACTGAAAAGCTTAACTCAACAATTCAATCATCTGCGAAAGGTGCAGAAGAAACTGCGAAATCAAGCGGCAAAACCCTTGGAAGCAACATTGCAGAGGGATTACAGACTGGAATTAACGGGAAGAAAGAAAGCACAAAGACTTCGATTCTTGATCTAATGAATAACAGCGTAAAAGCCCCTGCACAGGAAGCAGTAGACTCCCATTCTCCGTCCAGATGGTTCAAGCAGCTTGCAGAGTACTGCGGTCAAGGATTCCGAAACGGATTAGAGCCGGGCTTTTCTGCGTCGTTCACATGGTTCGGAAGAATCCGAAGCAGAATCAGCAATTCCATTGGAAACCTGTATAATATCGGTTGGAACTCTATTATTGGCTTAAATAATGGAATTGTAGGCGCGGCACAACAGCTTTATGCAAATGTGCAAAAGATCGCGCAAAATATATCAAATACGTTCCGCAAAGTTCTTAAGATTCATAGCCCGTCGCAGGTAATGATGGAACTCGGTGGATTTACCGTTGAGGGATTCCAACTCGGTATGCAGAATATGCTTCCAAAAGTCGAATCCACCATCAATGATATAAGCGCCGAAGTGCAAAAAATTAATACACCAACCGCAGACATTATCACAAAGAGTGCGTCCTATCAGGAAGTAAAGAGCAGAATGTCAGTTGATACAGATGATTTTGTGGATGATATGCGAAAAGAAATCATGGCAATCAGCAGTAACACGTTTGACAATAATCAGATGATCGGGCAGGCGGTCAAAAACGCCCTGAACGGCATGGCAATCTACGCAGATGGACATCTGATCGGATATCTGAAAGAAGAAAATCAGCAGTTCAGAAATCGTAATGGCTACGGACTGTTTGAAGGGTAGGTGATAGAATGAGTGACTTTATTGCAGGAAGCAGTTTCCAAGGCTATTTTTTAAAGTTCGGGGGAAGCGTTCTCCCGAACAAATTCTTAGCCTACGATGATTATTCCGCAACTCCGAATCAGCGAACAGAGATAGAAGCATACAGGGACTTGAATAATCTCTTACATAGGGACACAAGCCCAAATTTCAAGACTAAAATAGACTTCAACACAAGGCCGATGTGGCTGCCAGACAAAATTGAAATGCAGTCTGTTTTTAAATCAGGCTTAGTCAATAAGACACAGCGGAAATACAAAGTTACGTACTGGGACGATGAAGAAAACACCTACAAAACAGGTGTTTTTTATATGCCCGATGTCGAGTATAAGCCTATCAGAGTTGTAGGAAATAACATTTTGTATAACAAAATCAGAATCGCACTAATAGAGCATTAAACCAGAGTGCATGGGTGTCACAGCTCATGTGCTCTTTTATTTTAGATAGATGGGAGGATAATTATGGCAGATACAGTATCTTTTGACAGTTTATTGAATACGACAGCCGGGATGACTGCTGTTGTTAACAACAAGAAACACGATGATGATGTAGTCAGTGTCACAGGTGTTGATTGGTTTACTTATGCAGGAAAGACTGCCAGTACCATATATGTTTCTGGAAACAATTTCATCGGGTTCGGGCAAAACGCCGAACAACTCAAAATCTGCCGCAGGGACGGCGCAGTTTATTACATTTATCGGCAGGAAGGTGTGTTGGATTCTGGCAAGAAATTCCTCAAAATTCGCGTTGAGGGATATACGCATTATTCCATCACGTCGGCAACAAGCGCATTAAAATATGAAATATTCCTGATTGAAGGACAGACATTATTTATTAATGTTATTCAGGTTCCAATAAACAGTTCCTACATTGGTACATCAAGTATCACCGACGGCTCAACCACTACAACGTTGAACATAACAACCAGCTCTACAGTTCCAATTTACATTCTTGTCAAAAACGCTGGAAGCGCGCAGGAAGTTTCTTATGAAAAGTATTCAGATATGTCCATTACAGGAATATCCGTAACCACTTTGCCGAATAAGACAACTTATTACCAAAAAGAGCTATTTGACTCAACAGGCATGATCGTGACCACAACAACAAACGATGGAAACACTGTAGAAATATCTAGTTATGAAATCTCTGGCTTTAATAGCAATTCTGCAGGTACAAAGACAATAACTGTAACTGCCGGAACTATTTCAACTACATTTGAAGTGACAGTTTTGGAAGAATCTCTGACAGGAATCACGGTAACGGCTCTGCCAACCAAAACAGAGTATCATATCAACGGAGAATTTGACCCTGCTGGAATTACAGTATCTGCCAGTACAAGTGATGGAAATACAGTTACATTAAACTCTGATCAGCTTGAATATTCTGACTTTGATAGCAGTTCTCCAAAAACAAATACAATAACCGTTTCTTACGGAACATTCACAACCGTATTCGATATTACTATCATGCGGCCATTGCGCATAACCAGTGCAAATTATTCAGCGGGCACATATTTTGTTGGAGATGAAAGCAATATTACTGTCTCTTACATTGAAATAACATATGACGGAATTACAGATGAACGTGTAGAAAGCGGATACACAATTACACAAGCAGATACATCAACAGCTGGCCAAAAATCTGCCATTGTAAATTATTTCGGTGTAACTACAGAAATTCCTGTGGCTGTACTTGATTCGTATTCGGCTCAAGCAGGAACGCCAAACTTGGATGATGTAACTATTACGTTTGACCTCGGCACAGGGGTTATGAATATAACGGGAACTGGCGAATTTTTACCATATTATCAGCTTCAGAATACGCCATCTAGTTTAAATCAAAGAATAAAAATATTAAATATTGGAAATGGAATTACAAAAATACCAAATGGTGTCTTTTACAATAATAGTAATCTTGAAAGTATTTCATTTTCAAATACATTGACTGAGATTGGAAATGGAAACTTTGCTGGCAACAGTAAGATAACGACTCTTGTTTTTCCGAAATCATTGAAAAAAATAGGGAGTTCTTCCTTTTACAACCTTTCAAATTTGCAGGAAATTACTTTTAACGAAGGCCTTGAAACAATATCCGGTCAAGCATTCAATAATTGTCCCTTAGTTAAAAATTTGGTTCTTCCGTCAACGCTTACAAATATGACATATAGCTTTTACAATTCTGTACTTGAAACTCTTGTCATGGGTAGTGAATCTGTAGTTTTTGCACAAGACGGTACTGGAATAGCTGGTATGTCAGCTAAAAATATGACTATCCGTGGCGGAACTATAGATTATAGTGCTTTTTCAGGGAAAGACATTATTGAAACTGTAGCTTTAGGTGGAAGCGTAAAGTGGAGCGGCAGTGGTCAATTTCAAAGATGTACGAATCTGGTGAGTGTTTCTATAGGTGACGGAATTACAAGCATTCCAAACGGATGCTTTGGTAGTTGTTCATCACTTAATAACGTCGTTCTCCCAGATAGTGTCGAAACATTAGAAACAGCATTTTCTGGATGTTCTTCTTTATCTTCGATAACACTATCGAAAAATATAAAGAAGATTCCAAACAATTGCTTTTCCAATTGCGGATTTGAAACATTTACAATTTCAGACGATTCGTTAACAGAAGCACTTGAAAATGTTATATTTAGTGGGTGTTCAAAACTAAAAACCGTATATATTGGAAAGAATGTTAAAACCATTGGGGGCGGCGGTTTTTCTGGTACAAGCGGTGTTAATATCAGAATTAATAAAGTAAAAAACTCTATTTCTGGTTCGCCGTGGGCGGCTACAAATGCAACTGTAGACTGGCTTATTAAGGCAACGAAAATCGAAATAATTTCGTTACCATCAAAGCTTAAATATAAAAAAGATGAATACTTTAATGGCTCTGGATTAGTTGTAAAAGCTGCATACAATAATGGAACATCAGCAGAGATTTCGGACTATAAGATTTCCTATCCAGACATGTCAAGCGCAGGGACAAAAACCGTAACAATCACTTATGATGAGCAAACTGCTGCGTTTGATATTGAGGTTATTGCAATATCAAAGATAGAGATTACAACTCTTCCAAATAAATTGGAATACCGTAAAAACGAAACTTTAGATACGACAGGATTAGTTGTTTCGACAGTCTGGACAGATGGCTCAAAAGAGGTTCTGGCAGACGGATATACAGTATCCGAATTGGACAGCTCTGAGACAGGCGAAAAGACCATCACAATCACATATCAGACTTTTACAGTAACATTCACCGTAGAAGTCGTGGCAGATACTGCCGGAATCCGAATTACAAGTTTTCCGTCAAAAGTTTACTACAAAATCGGAGAATCATTTGACCCGTCTGGTCTGACTGTCGCAGAATTAAGACAGGATGGAACGGAGAAAGAAATCACAGATTATGACATTTCTGGTTTCGATAGCTCCACCGCAGGTTCTAAAACCATCACTGTTTCTTATAATGTGACAGCTAATGGAGTTTCTAAATTTATCGGCTCTGATAGCTTTCAAATCAAAGTCACAAACGATGGAAAGAACCCATTTGATGATAGTTCAAGCGACGGCTCTGGTGATGTTGAAGAGGAGAAAACCGAGCCAATAAAAGTAACGGTACACTGGATTAATGGCGAATTTGCCGACCTTACAAATGAAAATATCGACCAGAATACACTCACTTTGCAGGAGTCTATTTGCTCTGAAAGCTATTTCATTTTCGGCGGTTGTGTCTGCAATCAGATAACGTTTCAGGCTCACCACGATCAGTTCAATGGCACTTCGGAAGAGTTTTATCCGTCTGGGAAAATCGAAGTTTACATCGAGAGAAAAGGAACAAAAATCAAAATCTTCACAGGCGAAATCGACAGCGCAGAGCGGAAAGCAAATTCCCTGACACGTAATTTTATCGCATACGATTATCTGTATAAATTACGAAATACTGACATTGCAAGGTGGTATAAAAACCAGACGACTGATAAGAAGAAAAAGCTGACTCAAAAGCAATTCAGGGATAAATTATTTGAGTTTTTAGGGCTTGAACAGGTCAGTACAAAGTTGCATTGGGACGACACCTATGTCCCTGATACGAATAACTCAAATGAAATGAACGTAGTAAATATTCTGAAAGATTTATGCTTGCAGAATGATCGCTTTGGATGGATGAACAGGGATGGAAAATTTGAGTATTTAAAACTCCGCCAGAACAGTTACAGATACGGGCAAACCACCGATAATCAGAACATTTATAAATACTACAACAACGAAGAAATTCACCTCGATACATTTAAAAGTTTTACCGCAAAAGAGGGCAGAATCTGGTTCCCGAATGTTATATTTTGTGATCCTGACCCGAACAGAGCCTTTGGCTTTACACAAGGCGACTATACAGCGCAAGAAGCGTATGATAACAACGTTTATTACAACAGAAATAGCTTCTTTGTGGGTAATGAGGACTGGCTAAATTACGTTTGGGATGCAGACGAATATGGCGGTATTTCAAGGGCTGAACCAATTATGAAGATTTGCTATGGCGTATTCGTAAATCAAGATTTGCGGAAATATTACCGTGCGCAGGGATATACTGCCGAGGTTCAGGGAAACCCACTGAATATGGTTGGACAGGCAGTCGAACTCTACTATAAAAAGCTGATTCAGCACGACGATCAGGAACCTACGGAACTGCAATGGTACGTCCATTCATACATCATGAGCAGGACGCTCAAAATCGGCGCTACAGACATGATTGACACCTATTCTGCCAACAATGCACCGTTTAATAGTAACAGCCAGCAGTTAGGAAAATACACTCCCGAAATATCTGGAACGGTTAACCTTACACGATCTGAAATGCCGACAATCAGTTATGCGGAATTTACAGACGGTTCGGATTCTGAATTTTCACCGGCAATGATTGATGATTTTACAGACGGTTCTGGTAGCACTTCTGAGCAATTAAAAAAGGCGCAATTGAGGTGCGTAAAGCGAATAAAAAAAGCTGATTACGACGCTCTTGTAGCCGCAGGAACTGACCGAGCAGATACGTTGTATTTCACTTACGAGGAGGACTGATTGAATGAAATATCGGGCATTTGCAAACGGGCAGGAGATTACAGATTTCCCTATTTCAGGCACTGACACAAATGCTATATATGGTGGCGATACACTATTGTGGAAAAAAGTAAAGAAAGGGCTTTTTGACAAAAGCCTATATATGGAACTTGCGTATGACCATACATCAGGCTTAAGCACTGGTTCTAACCCATATTTTAAGTACGACGAAGTAGGATTTTATTTTCCGTATATGGAAGACTATATCACTTTGCAATATTATAAACCTGACGAAATAGAAAAAGTTGCGTTCACTTATTATGATAAAAAGGAAACAGATTCTAGTGGAAAGTCTGTTTATTATAGGCTTTTCAACGTGGGATGCAAAGTGAAAGAAGTAGACCCTAATAAACGTTTATATATAGCTGAATATCATGCCTACAAAGGACAATATGTGCATAGTTCGCAAATTAACATACAGGATTCACCATTACCTGTCAGCCAGCAAAATAAGAACACATTGATAATAGACAGTGACAATATATATTCTATTGATGGAATATATGATTGGATGACATGGGATGATGGGCATGGTTCATGGGGACCTATATACGGTGATGAATGGGCGCAACGAGCAAAAGAAACAGGTGTTACAAACGGAGCATATTTAGCGGAAAATCTTACTGCCATGAAAGAATATTTGCGTTCTTAAAAGCACTAAATTCCATTGTAAAATCGCCCCAAATATGCTATAATAAAACCGTAAAAATTTGCATCTGATTCTTAAAAGAATCCAGAGCCGAGCGGAACGAGTCAAGCCAAAATGGACTCAATCCATCGGCTCTTTTTGCTTATTTTAATGTTAATTTTTGCAAATAAGAACCACAGAATCGCAAATAAGAGCGCATTTTTCTTTAAAATCAAAATAAGTCCTTATTCACCGAAATAGCCTCAAAATCTCAGTCCCGAACGTACTAAAATGTAACTATATTGAAAATAAAAAATGAATAATTTGTAAACGTAAATTTTGTTAGTTTTCAGAATAAATCAACTATCTGAGAAAATAATAAAATCCAGAAATAAATATTCTGTCAACAAGCGATTTTCGTTTACATAACATCTCAATGTAACGTTACAATAACGTTACCAGTAACGCAATGTAACGCGATAGAATAAGAATAAGAAATAGAATAAGAATATAATTAATATATATACGAGATATATATTAATCGTCGAATAAGCACTATTCGACCCTGACATTCTTAACTCGTTTCAGCCCAAGGCAAACCATTTTTATTAGCAACCTTGTATTTGACTCATATAGCGATTTTATGTGCGATTCGATAAAATCCTAGAATAACATATAAAAATTGATTTTAGTGGCAAATACGGAGCTTACAAGGCATATTTAACAGAAAGGAGCAACGCGATATGACAAACGAACAGAAAACAGTTCTCAGGAAGATTATTTATGCGGTCGAAACTGGCGGACAGGTTTACGGACAACAGGATTATTCGGACTTCACGGAAGCCTATACGAATAACTCAGATGAACACGCAATTACAATCGGTGCAGGAGCGTGGTACGGAACCGAAGCCAAGGCACTTTTGGAACGAATTTACGATGCCGACCCGGAACAGTGGGAGAAGATAGACGAAGTCAGACTTTTGGAACAAGTTCAGACCGCTAATTGGGAATGCTTCAATATTTCCAGAATATCACAACTTGCCGACACTATAGTTGCCCTTATTTCGTCCGATTTGGGCGTTAAATGCCAAGATAGCCTTATGGATGAACAATTAGCCATCTATGCAGACGAAGCCATTAAACAGGGCGTTACGGACGCTAGAGCGCAAGCCATGTGCGTGAACTTTAGACATCAAGGCGGGCAGGGGGCGGTAACACGGATTCTGGCAAAGACCCAGAAGCCATATACGCTCGATAATCTCTATGCAGCCTGCCAGACGGACGCAGGGAATCAGGTAGGAGCATATAAGGACAGACAGAATTTTGTTTATGACGCACTAAAAACATATTTTCCAGAAAGTGAGGAGACAGGTATGAACGCAATTGATAAATTAATCCAGATCGCAAAGAATGAAGTTGGGTATCTTGAAAAGGCAAGCAATAGTCAGCTTGATAGTAAGACAGCAAATGCCGGAGAAAACAATTACACAAAATATTGGAGAGATATAAAACCATCTTATCAGGGGCAGCCATGGTGCGCTGCATTCGTTTCATGGTGCATGATGAAAGCATTCGGCTTAGACACAGCGAAGAAACTTTTGAAACACTGGCCATACGTTTACTGCCCGACAATGGCGGATTTGTTTACTTTGAACAGCAATCCAAAAGTCGGAGACATTGTTATTTTCTACAGAAACGGAGAATTTACGCATACTGGAATCGTAATAAAAGTGTCAGGAGATCGGTTCTGGACAGTCGAAGGAAATACTTCTGGTGACTCTACAATTATCGCAAATGGTGGTGGTGTATGCCAGAAAAGTTACTACAACAGTAATCTTCCGGGGACAAAATTCTGCACTCCAAATTACAGTTTAGTTAAAAATACAACGTCAGTTTCAGACTCAGATACAGCCAAAAAACAGAACACTAGAGCCTACATTGCGCAGATTAAAAAGGGCACAAAATGTTATACAAAATCAAACAAAAACAGCCCGTCAAAGATGTTTCCAAAACTGAAAAAAGGTGCAGTTGTAGAGGTGATGAAGTACACAGAAACCGACAGTTCAGGGTTGAAATGGTACTTCATCCGCATCCCTTATCCGAACGATGATGGGTTCGTTTTTGAATTTATTCCAAAAGGAACATTCACTAGAATTACAGATATTTCTAAATGACAGTTGTAATATGACTTTTATAATGCTATAATAAATATGTTCGATATAGTAGTTCGTATTGCAAAACCCTTTTATTTTTAAGTGTGACATTAAAAATGACCGCCAATTACTCCTTCCCGGGTTGGCGGTCATTTTCGCTGTCAGCTTATGTAATTTTCATATTTTTCTTTGATTTCTTTTGCCCCATTCTGTCTTATCTGGACAACATCCCCAGAATCCATGATGAAATTATCTCCTGCCGACTGGATGTGATCCATGTTCACCAGATAACTCTGATGGCAGCGCAAGAATCGCTTATCAGACAGCTTTTCTTCCAGATCGTTCAGCTTGCAAGTAGTCACAAAACATCGGTTATTTGTAGCGAAAATATGGCAAACTCTTGCCTGACTCTCGACGTACTCAATTTCATCGTATTTGAGCCGGTTTATCTGCCTGTGGAATTTGAACGTCAATGTTTCGTCCCTCATCTGTGACAGAATCTCGTCGATAGCCCGGTATATTCTACCGTATTCCTTGCCCTTAACCGCATACTGCATAGCACCGACGTCGAATGCTTCTTGCAGATGAGAATCGTCGGCTGTCCAGAATATAATCTTTCCATCATATCCAATATCCCGGAGCCGGTTCGCAATCTCCAAACCGTTCTCATTTTCCAGAATCATATCCAGTACAATTACATCGTACCATTTACCCTCTTTCACATCTTCAACAAGCGGATAACCTGCTGAATACTCGCTGATTTCATAGCGATAATCTCCTTTGCGCCGTAAGAATCCCGATACGCACTCTTTAAACAAGTCAACTTCAAGCTGGTTATCGTCACATATGGCTATTCTCATATGCGCACCCTCCTTTCGTAGTCTCAATTTGTCAAAATACGCCATGATTTTGACAGTACACACATTTTTCTTTTTGTTTGTGGTATTATTGTCCCACAAACAAAGTGTAGCACTTGAAATTGTTAGTGTAAAGCATTAAAGTTTGACATAATTCGAAAAATATGGTTTCTGTGTCCGGGAGGATGTGTGGATAGAGAGACTGCCTGCGAGAACGACAGGCAAAAGAAAGAGGGGCGGTTGCCCCTCTTGTTTATTTCGCTAAATATAAAACTGAAACAGTATCTATTTTTACGCACATTCCATTCTCTAACGGTAGATTCCCAATTTCACTGGAATACAAAGAATTAATGCTTTCTAAGTCAGAACCAAGACTTTCTTTATATTTTTTTGAAGCGACATGGTATTCTTCTGAATGTTCGTAATCATCATTCTTATAATCATCGTAGCTGTCATATACGCTGATAATTCCTGCTCCGTCGGTTATTGAAAAGGTGTACTTTCCGGCAGGAATATCTTCGCCAATAATATAAACACCTGGATTTAGCCTGCCGGTATCATCAAGAGATTCGTTTTCCTGAGAATCAGAATTTTCGCTTTCCACGTTTTTTAAAACAGCTTCTTTTAATTTAGTTCCGTCTGAAAGACGCGTGATTGATAGCGAATCATCCCAAATTGAGCAAGCCAGAGTATCATTTTTGAAATTCCAAACGTTTGTTAGAACTACTCCATCATAACCACTCTTATAGAAATCATCAGTAACATAATCATAATCATACCAATCCTGCTGAGATGCTTCCGACAATACACCGGAAACCTTTGAAGCAAATGTGCCAACTTCATCATCTGGCACGTTCTCACTTATAACGACGCTTAGATGCAAGGATTTAGTGTTTTTGTCAATCACACATTCAGATGCTTCGACAAATCCATCTTCGCCGTTGATCTTATTAAGCATTTCATTAATGTTGTCAAAGGAAGTAGCACTGGCATTGACAGGCGAAATGCATAAAAAAGCACACATCGTTATAATTCCACAAACTCTCTTTTTCATAAAACCCTCTTTTCTGCTAAAGAAATCTCATATACTGCACTGCAATAAAAACTACTTCAATGATTCCGACAATAATTCCGAACCATGAGCCAATATGCCTATATTCCTCTTTCTTTGTGCCAATATCTACTAATCCTACAATTGCTCCTGCCAGAGCCAGAGGAAACGACAGGATAATTGGCAACGGAAGAATGAATGCCACACCTGCCAGAATACAGGAAATGACACTCAGGGTTGAATCCTTTTTCTTTTCGCCCTTGCTCATACAATCCCCTCCCTTGTTAAAATTTTACAATATTATACCACCTCATACAAACTGTGCATAGTAAAATATTAAAAAAATAGATTGTTTTTGCAGAAAAATTCCATGATTTTATACTTGCCAGAAAAACTATACAAATTCGTGCTATAATGCGTGATATATTTTTAGAAAGAGTTGGTAGTAATGGAAAAGAACAGATACAGGATAGTCGTATTCATCCTGATATTTTATGAGATATTCTGTGTGATGTATATACCGTCACATGATATGACAGAACGCCACCGCAGAGATGTGCAGATTACAAAAGAAGCTGCGGAACAACTTTGTTCCGCCCAGACACAGGAGTTGAGTGAGATCAAGAAAATTTGCAATGTCAGATGTTATATTCACAAAAACATAATTTTTTTTGAGATTGCGAAGTTTGCCTACGAAATAACAAAAGTCCATGTGTATATTTGGCAGTTGCCAAGAGGAAATATCGGTGGTATAATGATGAAAACGAACTAATGTTCGGTTCTATTTCCCACAAGCCGGACATATACTGTAATGTAGGTGGTAGTTGTGACAGGGAGGGCTATTTATGGATTATAAAGAGAAAATAATGGCTTTATTAGAAAAGGTTAAAACAGAAGAAACATTAAAACGGGTATATAAACTGTTAGAATATTTGTATTTAAAAGAAAAGTAAAAATAAAAGCCCCTGCGTTTACAGGGGCAAATTTGTTATTCTGTTTTTAAATCATCTGGAGAAGCCGAAAAATAATATTCGAACTTAGAACTATCATATTTTGATCCTATCATTTCATTGATTTTGTCCGCAATGGCAGTTCCCATTTCTTCTCCAAATTCCGAATCCTCTACTTTAGTTTTCTTATACTCCGTAAAGATGTTACCCCACCAATATATATTTGGCTTTTGGACTATCCCTTAAAAACGCGCCCGCATTTTTTGCATTGATATTTAGTAGAAAAGAAACCCCTGCTAATTATCTGTACATTGGCGCTCCGACAAGTGATTGCCGGGCATTTTATTTTTCTGGTAATTTTGTCGATAGTTTTTCTTTTTCTCATTTAAGTCCTCCTTGGTGATTTTTTATATATTATAATACACAAAGGACTGATAGTATAGTTAAAACGCAAAAAAAGACTGGGATTTTTACCCCAGTCCTTTTTATTAGTTGCTTTCTAATTCGGTCAAAATTTCTTCAAGCTGTTTCCAATGCTCTTCACTAAGCTTTGCGAATTTAACAAGGATTTTTTTTGCAAATTCATTATCCCCGGTCATTACCGAATCTACGATAGCCTGCGCATCGCCATCGTCGTCCATAAACATGTTACCGTTGCCGCTCACAAGCCAGTCATAAGAAACCTTATAAGTAGTACAGATCAATTTTAGAAAATCGTCATCTGGAACTGTTCTTCCAAGTTCTATATTTTCAATTTTACCACGGCTTTTTAAACCGAGTTTTTTTGCAAAGTCTTCTCTTGAAAGTCCTAAGTATTTTCGCAGCTCTTTCAACCGCTCGCCCATTTACCCACCTCCTTTCTTTATTTTATGGTAACAGTATAATATTTTTAAAATACGTTGTCAACGTAAAAATATTTAAAAACACGTTGACAATGCGCTATAGATGTGATATTATACGTTCATAACGTAAGAGAGGTGGAGGTGAACAAATGTCAGAAGAAAAGAGACAGCTTATCAGAGATGTAACAACACGAATCAATAAGCTTCCGGTAGATAAGCAACACTACATTTTGGGATACATGAATGGTGTTGCTGATACTGTTGAGAGTGATACTCAGAAAGAAGAAGCAACAATTAGAGATAGTAATTAGAGAGGAGACGATATTACGGAACAGTTAATACCTATTAATTACAGTAGTGAACAACCTACTGTATCAGCCAGAGAGCTGTATGCAGGGCTTGAAATTACAGACAGATTTTCGAGATGGTTTGAAAGAATGTCTGCATATGGTTTCGCTGAGGGAAGCGATTTTACAAGCGTGAAAAGTTCCACACTTGTAAATAACGGAGCAGAAAGAGAAATTTCTGATTATCAAGTTTCTATAGACATGGCAAAACAGATTTCTCTTTATCCAGTTCATTGAGAAAGTAATCTTCATCATGGGAATCCAGAAGATCAACAAACTCTGCGCGGTATTTGAAGTATCTCTGGCAGATATGAGAGTTGTCCAGGCTTCCCGGTAATTCAGCGCATACCTTAGCAACAGCCAGATCATGAGCGATTTGTAACTTATCCATAAAAACACCTCCTTTCATAATGAGAGTATACCACACAAAAAAAATTGGAGGGACATAAAAATGGTAAAAGCATTAATTCTGTCAGCTCTAATCGGCGGTATGTCACCGTACTTGCCGTTCTGGAGATTTGACAGTGCATCACAGCCGGTTGCAGTAGCAATCGCAATGTTTATCTTATCATTCGTGGTTATTTACCCGGATGAAATTAAAAGAATCGGAGGAAATTAACAGTTAAATATAAATTATAAAATCATATAAGTGTATGTTGAGTTTTATAAGATATTAGAGTGGAATATATTTCCAGGCATCTATAAATCTCAAGACTTATGGAGAAAAATTTGCAAGCTGACACTGAAACGTTAATGCAAATATGTACGGATACGTTAGTCCG